TGCGGTAGATCGTCCCGGCACTCGGCGCGGCATTGAATGCCTGGTCGACCGTGACGGCCGTCGCCGTGTTGGCATTGATCAGCCGGACCTCGCCGACGCCCGTGCCGAAGTCGAGGAACAGGTACTTGCCCACATGTTCACTGGCCGTCCACGTCGCCGACGAATCGGTCAGCGTCGTCAGCGACCCTGCCGTGGCAACGCCGTCCTCCGCTTCCGGGAGCGTCTCCTTCGAGAGCACTGAGAGCGTGGAATTGAACTTCCAGACGCCATCGGTGTCGGTGACATCGATGACGATGTTGCCCTCGTCATGACGGACCCCACGCGACTGCCAACCGAGGCCGTCCACGCCGTACTGCAGGGTCGCGCTCGCGACGTCATCGACATCGAACGTCGGACTCACGGTGTAGAGGTAGCCCGGGATGTCCGAGCCGTCGGAGACGCCCGTGAAGCCCCCCTTGATCCAGTACTGCAGGTGCTGCAGGAACGACTCGAATGTCAGCTCCTCGGCATAGGTACCGGCGAACGTCGGCACGCCGAGCGTGGGCGTCACCTGACGATCGTAGCCACCCGTGGCCTCTTCCTTGTCCCGGAGATCCTGCGTCTGGGTGATCGAGAGCTCGCCGAGCCACCGATAATCGGGCGCAACCGCCACGCCGGAGACCGATTCGGTCCCGGCAAGCGTCTGCTTGTTCGCCTCCTCGTTCTGAATGTGCCAGGTCATGATCAGGACTCCTTCCCGGTGTCCGCCGTGGCCGGTGCAGTGGCCGACGGCTTCGCGGGCTTGACCGCCACGTAGTCGCCGGAGAACAGCACGGCACGCTTGAGACGCGGGGAGAGCGCATCATAGGCTTCCTGCGTCAGATCCTCAGCCGGGACACCGTAGTGCGCCCCCGGCCCCTTGTAGCGATAGGCGATCGTCGCCTTGGTCTCGCTCATGTCGTTACTCCTGCGGTGTGACGTCCGTCGGCGGTAGCGTCGCGACGGGAACGCGATGGAACTTCGGATTCAGTGCGATGTCGGCCGCGTAACAGAACTCCCCCGAGTACTCGAACGTGTGTCCGCGTGTCACTGTCGCGGTATCCCAGATGCGAGCGACATGCCCCGACAGACCCACAAACATCTCCCGTATTGGTGCCGAAAGCGCATCCAGGATGGGATCAATGAGGGAGTCGATCTTCGTCGCCTCGCGGGGGCGATCCTTCTGCGACTTCACCAGGATGCGCACCGTGATCATCGGCAGGTGCTCGGCTCCCTTGCGCATATCACGGTGGATGACCGTTGGCCCCGCCGCGCTGCCGTCGATGACGAACACGCACGGTGAGACCGGAACCTGATTGAGTGCCGGGTAGTAGCTGCCAGCCACGCCCGGCACCTGCGAGAGACGTTTCGCGATTGCGCGCATGAGCTCTGGCGTGTCCATCACCGGATCCCCATCGCGAGCGCTCGCTGCACGGCGGCGGCGAATGCCGGTCCGACCTTCTTCTCGAGGTCCGACTTCGACCGGCCCATGTATTGCGAGCCCTTCTGATGCACTTCCTCCGTCGCGATCCAGTGGCCGGGCTCGACCTCGAACACGAGGTACGGAGCGTTGCGCGCCCGGATCGTGCCGCCGTACTCGCGTTGGAGTGCGTAGACGACATCGGCCTTGCTCACGCCGTACGACGCGCGGACGTTGGTGCCGACGGAGGCGCGCTCGAGCATGCGAATGGCGTTGCGCAACGTACCCGTATCGACCGGCGTGTATCCCTGCGCAAGCCCGATTCCCTCGAGTGCCAGGGCGTTGGCGGTGTTGGCGAACTCCCGTCCCAGCACATCCGGGACCGCATTGAGCGCCTGCGCAAACGCAGTGATCTCCCCGCTCTCGATGGTGATCCCACTCATGGTTCCACCCCCTCGGGCAGCTCCGGCTCGGTCGGGATCTCGTCAGTCGCGCGCTCCTGCAGATAGACATCGGCCAGGCGATCGTCGATGTCCTCGCGCTTGACGTCGTCCACCAGGAACACGCGCGTCCCGTTGATGACGAGGCGATCGCCTGCCGCAATCGTGGTCGTGGCAAGCGTACGGAACCGATACGGCGACAAGAGGAAGATGACCTCCCCGTCGCTCTGATCGGAACTCCCGCCGTTGGCATAGAGCTTCCCGGTCCCCTCCTCGAGGACGGACCAGCGCTCCTCCTCGGTGCCGGTATCCCACGTGTTCGCCGGCCGATCCAGCCGCCACGCGACATAGATGTCGTCGTGGAACGTGCGAATCGTGGCGAAGCCCCGCTGACGGATCCGCTTGAGCTTGCGAGTCGTGCGATCAGGGAACAGTGGGGTCTCCATCACCGCCACCGCTTCCAGCCACGCCACGTTCGGTGGTACTCGGCATGATGCGAGCCGCCAGGTCGCTCGAGTTGCGACGAGACGATGCCCGTGAGCGTCGTCTGATCCTCCTCGGCCGCCTCAGCCCGAAGACGGGTCGCCACCGCGCGGAGCGATCGCGTCCGATCTCCCCACCCCACACTCATGTCGCCGGTCGCGGTATACGAGGTCGGATCCTGTTCGATCGACACTGCAACCTTCTCGGCCATCTCCGCGGCGGCAAGCTTCCAGTTCGCGTGGAGCTCGATGACCGCGTCGTAGGTGGAGTCCGGGAACGTTTCATCCGTCTCGATGCCGGCGGTGTCGCCGACGATCGAGCGGATGCGGTCACGTATGGTGGGGAGCGTCGGATCGTACGACACGACGATTACCGATCGATTGCCGGCGGCGTGTAGGCGCCGCTCGCCCCGATCGAGATGTTCGCCGCGCCAACACGGTTGTTGACGCCGAGGCCGTACCACTGGTTGATCTGGGCGAGCGCCAGCGGGAAGAGCTCCTTGTCCTCCACAAAAGCGTTCTGGTCCCAGATCTCGCTCCAGCGCCAGGCGAGCGGATTGCGGACATTGTTCGCGCCGTAGGACTTGAACAGCGTCACGTTCGGCCCGCTCAGCTGCTCGTCAGCCTTGCGCACCAGCACGTTGTCGCGATAGACGCCGACGTAGGTGTTGGTGTCGACCAGCGCCTCGGCGACGCCGGCCGCCGGACGGATCAGCGGAGATCCCGCCGGCGTGAAACCGGTGAGCCCCTTGATCGTCTGGATCGTGTCCGGCGTCGCAAGCAGCTCGATCGTGCCGTGGAACCACGTCAGCCAATCGACGAACTTATCGAGCGTCGCCTGGAAGTTCGCCGACGTCGTGCGCTCGTAGAGATTGAAGGTCCCTGCCGAGACGCCCGGCGGCAGCTTGCCCACGTAGGCGAGACCACCGGTGCCGGAGCCTGCGAAGCCCGGCGTCTGACCGGCGCCGTCATCGTCGAGCGGCCACACATCGACCGAGGTCAGGCGATCGAGCACATCAGCACGACGGCCCTTGACGATGCCCTCGATGGTCGTGCGGAGCTCGCCCTCGAACTTGGAGAGCGTGATGGTCTTGAGTGCACGCTCGGTGAAGCCGAGACCGATCCAGTTGAAGTAGAGCGGCAGATACCATCCGCTGCCCTCACCGCGCTGCGGTCGGACGGCGGTGTACTCACCACCACGCTGCCACTTCTTCGCTGCGGTGAAGTCACCGGTCACGCTGTCCTCGGACGTCCGGTAGACCAGCGCCTCGACGAGCGGGTCCGTGTTGGCGTTGATGGCTGCCATCGCTCCGTCAACACGCGCAATGAACTCGGTCACGTTGATGCCGAGACGGTTGGTGAGGTTCCGCAGTCGGCTCTCCGACTGGCCCTCCGCAAAGTCGATGTATTGGGTGTCAATCAATCCGAATGCCACGTCACACCTCCTCAGACCAGCTGGACGCGAATGCGCGTCGGCGTGAGGGCACGGATCTGAGCGTTGCCCGTCGGCGCGGTCGTATCGATCGCACCGGACGCGATGGACAGCCCCGCTCCCGGCGTCAGCCCGGAGAAGCCGTCAATCTCGCCCTGGTAGATGATCTCGGCGGTGCCGCCGGTCCCGCAGTCCTTCGCGGCAACACCATGCGCAACCGCACCGGTGGCCTTCGCCAGGACCTTGTCCCACCGACTGTTCGGCGGCGTCGCGCTCGTGATGATCAGCGGATCGCCCGCAGCGATGTCCTCGCTGGCGTACCCGACGTCAGCGAGCTCGTAGCCCGGTGGCGACACGAGCACCGGTCTCGTCTTGGCAACAGCTGCCATGATGGATGTCTCCTGTTTCGTTGCCGCCACCGGCACGATCGTCACGTCAGCTGCGCGGGAGGCCCCAGTACGCCGGGTCGGCATAGTTGGCCTTGTTCTTCTCTCCGGCCTTCTTCTTCGCCCCGGCTGGAGTGCGCTCCCCGGCGTCGGTGTCCGGCGCCTCTCGCTGCTTCACGTGCTTCGCGAGGGTCTTGGCACTTGCCTCAATATCGTCTTCGCTCTCGCCCTGCAGGAGCGGGATCAGGTCGTCCGGGATGCTGTGCTTCCGTGCGATCGACGCCTTGAGATCAGTCGTCTGTCGCTCGGCGAGCTGCGCCTCCAGTTCGGCGATCTTGTCCGCGCGATCCTTCGCGAGCTTCTCCCACTCGCCCTTTTCCTTCGCCTCAGCCTCTTCGCGATCCTGCTGAGCCTTCTTGAGATCGGCGAGCTCTTTCGTGGTATCCCGGAGCTGCTTTTCGGCGACCCGACGAGCCTCGCGCTCTGCATCGAGTGCCTTCTTCCCCGGATCACCGAGCTTGTCGTCGTGATCGTCGCGATCATCGTCGTCCTGCTTCGGCGGATCCTTGGGCTCCGGATCTGTAGTGGTGCCACTTCCCCCTCCACCCGGCGGATCATCCGGCGCGAGGAACGGGAGCGACAGGGCGAACAACCAACGGAACTCGGGAGGCATCGCACACTCCTGGACAATTCGGCATCGCGCCGAAAATACAAAAAGAGGCCCCGGCGGATCTGTCCGCCAGGACCTCTTGGGGTCTCTCACCTACGGCCCTCGATGGGGCTCTGGTTCTTCGGTTACGTCAACAGAATAGCACGTCCGTGCTGAGAGTGAAACTAGAGCAAGCCGTGATCGCGCAGAACCTCGCGAGCGCGCCGCATTGCGTCCTCTTTCGCCACGTTCCCATCGGCCCCCACGCCTTCGACCATCGGCAGCTTCTCTTTCCACCCACTGTTCGGTTGGATAGCAAAGCTCGTGTTCGGCTTGCCCGTCGAAAGATTGACGCTATTGCCCGGAACGCTGTGGTAATACACACCGATGACGCCGGGAAGGTCATGGAAGTTCTCACTGCTCATGCTGCGCGCTCCGTGGTGGCCGTCACACCGCATTTGGTGCAACGAATCTCGAGTACCAGGGTCCCACGCAATGATAGCCGAGCCAGCAGCCGGCCGCACGTCGGGCAGCGCCACTCCTTCAAGCTAGTCTCAGGCTTTCGGACCGCCACCGGCCTCGTTCGCGCTACCATCACCCTTGATCCTCGAGCCAGGTCTGTGCATGCTCGATCGCCTGCGCCAGGGCCCCCGCGACGTCTTCGGCTCGCCCCCCGCAATCCGCCACCACACGTCCATCGCGTCGGAGCTGCATGATCACCTGGACAAGTCCATCGCCCTCGGAGACCTCGACCTCCCAGCCGGAGAGCTCGTCGGGCAGCAGCACCTCGACCTGTCGCTCGATGTTGTCACTCATCAGATCTGATCCCCCGCCGACACCGGCACCGCCACCGTGCGGACCTCTGACTCCGGCCAGTACGAAAGCGTCGCCGCCTCGCCCGATCGTGCCTTGCACGTCCACTGTGCGATCACCGTTCCGCTGGGCTCATCGACCGGCTCCAACTCGCTCACGCCCCAGATACCTTCGGCGATGACAATCGCTTCTGCTGCCGTCGCCTCGCGCAGGACCGGCAGGCCGTAACTCTCCCACTCGCCCGGGATCATCGACCCGTTGCGCTTGATCACCAGTTCCAGTGTCCCGGCCATGTCTTGTCTCCTATGCGGCCAACCGCTTGCGCTCCGTACGCTCGCGCAGTTCGCGCGCCGTCAACTGATACACCGACTCGCCCCAGATCGGATTGCGTCGAACGCCGACCATCTCGGCGAGTGGTACTCCCTGCGTGAACAGATCAAATGCCGTCTTGGTCCGCAGCACGTGCCGCTGCACGTCTTCGGGTTGCTCCATGAGCCACGTCTGCCCGCTCTTGCGTGCACGGTTTGCGCCAGGCACGATCGAGGGATCTATCAGTGGGCGAATGACGCATCTGCAGGCTACGTGGAACTTGTCCGGATATTGCTCGTACGGGAAGCGTTGACCATCCATCCCGAGGCACGCCGAGCATGTCCGCGGGCTCTTGCTCGCCACCCACTCCCAGCCGGTCATCAGATGGCTCATCGGCTCGAGATCATCCCGGAATGCCCCACGAAACGACCGCATCCGCTCCGTCCGCACGAGCGTCGCGAGCTGCCATTCGGTAGCGGACTCTGGCCCTATGTCGTTACGTATCTTACGAACGATCGTACTGATGCCCTGACCGGTACCAAAGCCCTCGGTCATGCGGCGAGCGATCGACGAGGTGGCCTCGTCCCCGTATCGCTCGATCGACCTCCGCAGCGGTGACCCCCGCTGCAGCACCGAAACCCATCGCTCGAATGCCCGTTCGTTGATCACAACATCGAGCCCGACCGGGACGCCAGCTGCGCGGACGAGATCGCGGATTTCCGAGACCGCCTCGTCTGCGATGCCAACGGAGTTGATCTGCCCATCGCCGAGGAGCGATTGCGCGTCGCCCGAGAATCGCTCGATCTGCACTTCAACCTGCGCGAGGAGCCGTTGATACCAGTCCTGTTGCCGAATCCATGCCTCGGCAGCGCCGACATCGCTCCGAGCGAGTGCGCCTTCGATCTGCGGTCCGAAGATCCGGATCTGCCGGTCAATCTCCTCCCAGACGGCCTGCCAGGCGACGCGCATCTGCATCGTCATCCGCGCTTCGCCGGCGATGAGATCGCGCTTGCTCGACTCGATGATCTCAAGGATGCTGACCATCAGGATGCACTCCCCACGCCGTAGTCCTGCTCGCCGAACGCCCCCGTATCGAGCGCGGCATAGACCGCCGCTGCACGCCGATCGCGGTCGCTGATGATCTGGTCCGCCTCCGCCTCGGTGACGAGCCCGGTCTTGAGCATGAGTGGCTTGCTGAGGGACTCGAGGTCCTTGTAGAGGCCAACCTTCTCGCGGTCGATCTCGGTTGTGGTGCCCTCGTCAAGCTGCTCGGCCGGCGCGTACTCGATCCGGATCATGGCGTCCTCGTCGAGGTCTGCCTCACCGAACGCATTGGCGATCTCGACGTTTCGATGCGCGAGCAGGACGTATGCCGGCGCGAGCGCATCACCGAGCAGCTTGACCATGCCGATCATCGGGCTCTCGACCTTGGTCAGCGCGAGACCGCTCGGCCAGTCGCCGCCGGTCACGAGATGCTCGGCGACGGGAAACTGGTTGGCGATCGCCGAACGAATCGCCTTGTACGAGTCGAGCAGCGCCGTCATCGAGCCCCCCTCGAGCTGACCGAATGCGGCGTTCGGCGAACCCGTCTTCCATACGCGGCCCGGCCCGATGTGGAGACGGTCACTGTTCGGATCCACGCCAGTCGCCCAATACAGGGGGAACGCGGAAAGCGCGCCAGCTGCAACGATGTCGAAGATCGTGCCGTTGAGCGCGTCCTGCAGCGAGAGCAGATTGACGATCGCAGAGACGCCGTACTGTGTATCGCTCGTGACGGAGTTGCCGAAGTGCACGACCGGGACGCCAAGCGGCGTGCCGTCGCGCTTGAGCCACGCCTGCACCGCCTGCTCCTCGTCCGGATACGGACGCCAGCCGCCGGTCTCCTGGATGTACCGCAAGATCAGATTTGGCGTGTACACGGTGCGGCGCTTGCGTCCCTGCAGATCGGTCCACTCCTTGACCGCCCACTCGGCGATCCCCTCGGTATCGACGCTGACGAACATCCCCTCCTCGCCGTCCCACCACGGCTCCTGATGCACGACGACGCGGCCACCGCGTCGCTCGTCGCTCTCCCACGACAGCGACATGGCGTTGTTGCCATCGACCAGGCAGCGCACGGTGTTGACGACGACCTGGTTTGTCATATGGTTCTTGATCGCAAACTCCGCGAGCGCGGTCTGCACGACGTCGTCCGACTCGCACAGGTAGCGACGGAACAGCAAGCGGGACGCGATGGTGTTGACGCAGCGCGCGAGGACGTTCTCGACGAAGTCGCGTTGCGCACGATCCCCGAGCGCCTCGCGCTGCTCCGGGGTTGCCATCGGATCCTGATCGCCCTCGTAGTAGCGGCGGACATCGTCGGGAACATCGACATCAGCATCGGTGCGGAGCTGATCGACTTGCGGATGAATCGCCTGATCGAGATCGAGCTGCATGGTTATCTCCTGCTGCCGGCATGGCGTCGTGATGCGCGCGGATCGTTGGACTTCCAGCCGGATTCTTCGACGACCTGGGCGGTGCTCGGGCCAACGCCGAACGCACGCATGGCCGCGATGGAGAAGCCGTCCGTGATGTCGTCATGCTTCGCCAGCGGGAACGTGGTGACGTTGGTCAGGAAGTCGTCGACCCAGTGGGCGAACGCGGGGACGCGCACCTTGCCGGCCTCGACGGACGGCGAGATGTCATGCACGCGCTGGATCTTTTCGTTCGGTCGGGATGCGGACACCGGGATCACGCTGATGTTGCGCGAGCCGCGCCGGCGCGCCACCTGGATGAGCGATTGCCCCGATCCCTTGTCCTCGACGAGGACGGTGATCGGCACGCCGGGGAAGCGCGAGGAGGCGATCAGGTGCTGCTCCTGAAGCGCGCGCTCGAGGTCGGGGAACTCGATCTGCGCCGAGTAGACATCAAGCACGTCGACGTGAGAGAGTCCGACGCCGAGCGTGACGCACGCCGAGAAGTCGTTATTGACGCCGTCCTTGAAGCCAGTGTCCCAGCCCTGGATGATGCCGAGGTAGTGGCGCTCCGGTTGGTCGTAGACGCCGAACCAGTGGCGCTTGAGGATGCCGCCCTCGTCAGGCGTCGGCTGCCCAAGGTATTGGGCCTGCCAGACGCGCGATCCGACCGACTGCTTGATGCGCTGCAGCGATTCGAGGGGCCAGTACTCCGGCCAGAGCGGATCGCCAGCATCGTCGATGGCCGGCATATGCAGGTGCGTCCAGCGCTCACCGCCACGCTTCTCCTCGGCGAGCAAGCGGCCCGTGAGATCGTCGTGATGCCAGCGCGTGGCGGTGAGGATGATGGCGCCGCCAGGCTGAAGACGCGTTCGCAATGTGCCCTGATACCACTCCCACAAGCCGTCACGGATTGTCTCCGAGTCGGCATCCGCAGCTGAGCGGATCGGGTCGTCGATCACGATCAGGTCAGCGCCATGGCCGGTCGGAGACCCGCCTACACCGACGGACAGATAGCCCCCGCGATGACCGGCAATGTCCCACGCCACGACGCCGCCCTTGTCCGCGGCCACTCGGACCTCCGGGAACGGCCACGCCGGGTGCTGAAGCTTGTTGCGAACACGTCGTGAGAACGTGTACGAGAGCTGCGCGGTGTGCGATGACGCGATCACGCGCCTGTCCGGATTGCGGCCGAGGAACCAGGCCGGGAAGCTCTCCGAGACGTTGAAGCTCTTGGAGTGACGAGGCGGCATCGTGACGATCAGACGATCGATCTCTCTCCGCTCGACTGCCTCCAGCGCCCCGATGAGCTGGTCGATGTGCCGACCGCCGATGTAGGCCGGGAACAGCGCGCGGTTGAATGCCATGAGCGATCCCCGCGCCGGATCTGCCTGTCGCTTGCGCACGCGCAAGGCCGCGAGACCGACGATTCGGGTCACCTGCTCGGGCGTGATCGGGCCGGCCACCATCACGCATCGACTCCCGTGCCGAGGATCACCGCGACCTCGCGCATGACGTCGTCCACGTCCATGCCGAGCTGGTCGGCAACTTCTCGCGCTGCGGTCTCGAACGTGATGCGAATCTGATCCTCGCGCTTGACCGGCGCATCGAGGCCGAGCAGTGCGGCGCGACGGTCCATGACCTTGAGCGCCACTTCGGCGGCGCGTGGTGCCGCCCGCTTGCCCTCGGTGATCGACGGCCACAGCGAGTTCAGCATCACGTCGAGCCGCTCGAGCTCGAGATGTCGCACCTCGTCGGCCGCCTCTTGCCGCGTTTTCTTGAGCGCGGTCTTGACGGCGTAGTGCGCCGAGCTCGGGCCGCTATAGCCGAGCTCGGCGGCGATCCTGCGGTAGTCGACGCCAGCCTTGCGCAGGTTCAGCGCGGCAACCTGCCGCTCGACCGCGGCGATCTGCCGTTCAGCAGCTTTGCGTACAGTGCGTTGTTCAGGGGTCTGTGATTCGGCCATGTCATCCTCGGCAAGCTAACGCCTGCCCGGCTACTGGCACGTCTATGATACCGCATCCTGGGCAAATGCCAAGGGGGGATGACGCATCTCGTCGCTCGACGTCGAGCGATCGACGTCAGCCCATCGCGCTGACTGCGCGAATCGCGTCCGTCGTCCCCTGGGGGACTACAGGGGGACGGTTCCTGACGGTTCTAGGACGGTTCTGATTCGCGCGCGCGTAGGTGTCACCCTTTTGTGCTCCATTTGTCACCCTTTTCCGTCACCAGTGTCACCCTTTATTTCCGGAAACGGTGTCAGTGGAGACACCCTTTTCATCCAAGAAGGGTGTCTATGGTGTCACCCTTCATGGGAGAGAAACCGTGTCACTGGCGTCACCCTTTCAGACACAGAACGCCCCTCCTCCGACTCGCTCCGGGGAGGAGTGCTCATTTGACCTGACGCCGTGCGGAATCCGTACAGATCCCGGTCTCGACGGAACCTGTACGGATTTCTGTCCGGATTCGATCGGTTGGATGCCCGTCCCTCACCGTACCAATAGTCCCGTTAGTCCGTCCCAGTCCTTATAGTCCGGCGAAACGCGAAGGGTACTTCTGGAACGTCGCGAACTGGAACCTCGCCGACGGCCAGTAGATCGCACGGACACAACGTCGGGATCGGATCGGTCCCGGCGTTGCCGTATCCTGCGGATCCTTCACATCCGGAATCGTTGATCGTCACGCCACGGAGGTCCACCATGTCTGATTCCACACCGATCTCGTCGCTTCTCGCCCGATTCCAGCGGGGCGAGCTTTCTCGCCGTCAGTTCGCGCAGGCCGGTGCCGCGCTCGGTATCACTGCCGCGAGCGTTGCCGCCTTCGCCCGCGGGGAGGTTGCCGCACAGACGCCGACGGCATCGCCCGTCGCGTCACCGATCGTCACGAGCGGCGAGCGCCCGGCGTTCGGCACCGAATCGCAGGAGCGTGGCGCGGGTGGTGAGCTCCGGTTGCTCGTCTGGCAGGCACCGAGTGTCGCGGCTCCGCACAGCGGCTCCGGTGACAAGGATTTTCTCGCGGCGGCGCTCGTGGTCGAGCCGCTGTTGCACTTCCTGCCGGATGGCACGATCATCCCGAATCTCGTGACGCAGGTGCCGAGCATCGAGAACGGGCAGCTCGCGGACGATCTCTCGACGGTGACGTTCTCGCTGCTGCCGGATGTCACGTGGAGTGACGGCGAGCCGTTCACCTCGCGGGATGTCCAGTTCACGTGGCAGTGGATCACCACCGAGAGCAATGCGTCGGTGAGCTTCTCCGTGTGGGACACGATCGCGAACATCGAGACGCCGGATGACCTGACCGTGGTGGTGACGTACACGAACCCGTCGGTGACGTGGTTCGAGCCGTTCACCGGGTCGCACATCGGCCCGATCTATCCGGCGCACGTGTTCGGAGACGATCCGGCCAACAAGAACGAGGCGTTCCTGACGAACCCGATCGGTACCGGCCCGTTCTCGATCGAGACCTTCGCCGCGAACGATCAGATCACGTACGTCGCGAACGAAAACTATCGCGAGCCGACCAAGCCGTTCTTCTCGCGCGTGCTGCTCAAGGGCGGTGGTGATCCGGCGTCGGCGGCGCGGGCCGTGTTGCAGACGGGTGAGTACGACTTCGCGTGGAACCTGCAGGTGGAGCCGGAGGTGATCGCGCAGATCGAGGCGGATGGTGGGCTCGGTGCCTACTACACCTTCCCCGGGGTGCTGATCGAGGGGCTGAGCCTCAACCTCTCCGATCCGAATACCGAGGTGGATGGGCAGCGTTCGCAGAAGGACACGCCGCACCCGATTCTCGGTGATCTGAAGGTGCGCCAGGCGCTGAACCTCGCGATCCAGCGCGACGTCATCGCCGAGCGTTTCTATGGTGAGGGACAGCCCGCCACGGCGAACGTGCTGAGTGGGCTGGAGTCGTTCTCCTCGCCGAACACGGTGTGGGCGTACGATCCTGACCAGGCGGCGGCGCTCCTCGATGAGGCGGGCTGGGTGCTCGATGGGGAGGTCCGCACGAAGGATGGCGTCGAGCTTGCGCTGACGCTCGCGGCGCCAGTGAGCTCGGTGCGTCAGAAGGAGCAGGCGGTGATCAAGGAGAACTGGGAGGGGATCGGCGTGCGCGTCGAGCTGCTCCAGGTCGACAGCACCGTCTACTTCGATGGGTCGCCGGGCAACGATCAGAATTCGAGCCACAAGTACTGGGATGTCGATCTCGCGGCCAACGGCCCGACCTCGCCGATCCCGACATCGTACCTGAACGCGTGGTACGCGGGGCCGAATGGCGAGAACATCGCGCAGAAGGAGAACGACTGGCAGCGGGACAACACGTCTCGCTGGCAGAACGCCGAGTACGATGCGCTGTTCGAGCAGCTGCTGCAGGAGACGGATGCCGAGCGTGCGCTGGAGACGCTGATCCAGCTGAACGATCTGGTGGTCGAGAACGTGGTGTCGATCCCGCTGGTGCAGCGCACGGACGCGCCGTACGCGCTGAGCAACCGGATCCGTCAGGAGAACGTGGCGATCGGGCCGCGCTTCGCGCTGAGTTTCTGGAACATCGCGAACTGGAACCTTGCCGACGGCCAGTAGGCTGCCATGCGAAAACCCCTCGGCTCACACTGAGCCGAGGGGTTTTCGCTATCGTGCAGGTGGGGTCATCATGACGATGGCCGTTGCGCGAGGGACCAAGCTTTCAGCAATCTGGAAGGTTCCTTCGTTTGGTGCAAGCCCCTGCAGGATTCCTGCACGACTGACCTTCTGATCGAGCGAGATCGAAG